TTAAAGCATAATTAGGTATTTCTATTTCCTCTGTCCCACTGATATTAATAGAAGAAGAAATTATTTGCGTAGGTGTTCCGTTATTAAACACAATGGTTACAGAAGCTGTCATAGTTTCCTCACAAGAAGACACAACAACAACGGTTACTGTATCAGTAAAATTGACATTACTGACAGAAGTACAATTCAAAGTTGCTGTAAATACAGGATCTTCGCAACAAGAAGTTTCTACAAATTGTGTTGCTATACAACCATTAGAATCTGTAACTACAATTGTTACGTCAGTATTAGGAACATTGGTAATAATAAAGGAATTGCTGTTAATAATATTATTATAAATTACAGTGCTGTTAGATGTTGCTGTTACAGTATAAGAAGGTGTTCCTCCTATGATAGTAGCTTCTATTACATTATCTTCGCAGTCAATCTCAGAAGAAATAGAAATTGTGCAATCTTCTTGGCAGAATTTAGTGCCTGTGGCAGATGCAGTACAACCTTCATTATCTGTATAAGTTAAGGTAACAGAACCACAACCAGCACCAATACTATTTAAGTAATTTTCACAAGTTTGTCCAAAAGGCAAACTTGTTGCAGGAACAGAAACTATCGTTCCTGAAATGCTATAAGTTAAAGGCACATTAGTACATGCAATAGCATTTGTTATTGTCCCTGTTTCAAACTCTGTACCATTTAAGTCGGTAACATTAAATTTCCATTGGCAAGTAGTACAATCAAATTCTAAGAAATCTACTTGTGGTGTGTTAGTACAAGCTGTTTCTACAATTTTGCAATTACATACGTACCCACACTCTGTATTTATGCCATAACACAATTTACCATTTAAAACACCGGGTAAAAGTTCAACTTGAATATTATTTCCATTATATCCTAATAAATTAAAAGCACTTTCTTGATAGCCCCAACCACAGAATTGTGTAGTACAAGCAGTATTGCAAGTAAATGGGGAACAATTTGAACAAGTGTAATTATCAGGAAGTTCTATCGGGCTAGAACCACAGTTGTTTACAGTAGGACAAACCTCTGTACCAGATGCAGGTTCACAAGTAGATAAAAGACCTATGAGTTCATTGGGGCAAGACACTAAAACACTACTACTTCCATAAATAGTATTTCCAGAAGTTTGAGTTTCAATAGATAAATTAAATGTTCCAATACCTTCACAAGGAGCGCATCCACAACCTCCGACACAAGCATATAATTGATGCGTTGTTGTTAAAGAGTAACAAACAGTGCCATTTTGTTGATTAGTTGCTGTGGCAGTAACTAAACAATCATCTGGTAACTTATTAAAAATAGAATAATTTAAATAAGCCACAGGCATCACGCACCCAGAACCCAAAGTCAATTGTGTAAAGGAGAATGGACAAGAACTTGTAATTCCTAATACCTTAGTACAACTTGCTTCATAAAGTCTTGGATTAACAGGGGTTAATAGAACAGAGTCAATAATAGTTGCTAATTGACAAGTCTCACTTAGAACATTGAATTTAAACTCAAAGCCAACAGTTACTCCATAATAAGTACCTTTTAAAAGTAATGATTGTGTAGGAATGGTTTCTCCTGTGGGTATTCTTTTTATTTTTAAAAAGCCGCCAGATAAGAAAGCATCAGTAGTTCCTGTAGGATTAAAGAAAGCACTTCCTGTTGCATTCCACTCAACAGTTAGAGAAGCTCCTATGTTGTTTGTTATGTCTATGCTATTAGAAGGACTTACATAATTTATTAAGCTGTTATAATCACAATTACTTTCGGGAAGAATGGTTAATCCATGCCATTTAAAAAGATAATATTCTTTTGCATTATCGCACCCCATAAATTCTGGCAAATGAATTGCATTACAAAATTCTTTTACTTGAATACCAGAATTACAAGTAGGACAAGGAACACAGCAAGGATTATCAGAGGGATAATATCCCGGAGCACAAGGAGTTTCTACGCACTCATTATTTATGCAAGAATGACAGGGAGGACAAGTAAGTTGTAAAGGTGTTCCACAACTTAACCATTGATTTGAAAGAGAAGTACAAGAAGAAGGGCAAGGTTTGCATTTTAAAGAAGGGTTAGTTTCTAATAGGTCTATACAATAACCTTGGCTACATTGACATTCACATTGGCAAGTAGTAGGATTTAACACTTCATTCGCACCACAAGTTGGTAAGGGAAGTAAAACTCCATTTACGCACTCTTGACACCCTACATTACCTGCGCATTGAGGACAACAACCATTTTCCAATGGTTCTGCCCATTCGCCATTTAAATAGCAAAGGCATTCACCATTTTGGCAAGTAGGGGAAAAGATACATTCCGTACTTGGAGTACAGTGAGAATCTTCACAGCATTCTGCACAAAAACCCGGAGCACTCATACAATTTTCTTCACAATAAGATACTCCTGAATAGAGATTACTTACTACAGTAAGAGTTTCTACATTTAAAGGTGTTACAATACCATTCAGCACTTGTAGCATCATTACGGCAGAAATAGCACCGTAAGTATATTTTATAAATACTGTAGTAGGTGTAGTTTGACCTGTGTCAGGATCTACTTGACCAATATAAATAGACATATAATCACCAGCAAGAGTTACGCTTACACTTTCTACAAGATTAGTAAAATAGCCGTCATAGCAATTTTCAGGAGTAACTGAAATGTCTGATAAAAGCGCACCACTCCAAACACCTCCGGGTAAATTTGCTGAAAGTGCAAATTTGATACCAGAAGTATTAGTTTGATAAGTTGGTATAAATGGAGTAAGTTCTAAACAAGTTTCTGAAAGACAGCAATTTGGTTCTTCCAAAGAACAGGAAGGATTGCAATTTGAAGTTTGTTCATTATATTCGGTACAGTTGTAAGGACAATAGCAATTTACTTCCTCACAGGTATTAACACATATTGGGGGTTGCCAATAAAAGTGTTTACATTTACAACACCCAGTACATTGTCCGCAACAAACATTGACAGTAATTTGACATATTTGTTCTTCCAATGAAAGGAGTGGATTATAATTATTTACAATAAGTTGAATCTCATTGTCATAAATAGTATAACCTTCAACTAAAACTGCGCAGGGAGGAATTTCCCAAGTATAAGTTGGACTACCCAACTCACATTCCCCCGAAGCTACTAGTGTGATAATTTGTTGATTCTCTTGAACACCTTCAATAACCTCTACATTAACCGTACAAGTTGTACTGCCGCATGTGTAGGTAAAAATATCAGGGTCTATTGTAGAGCCTGTATGATGGTAAATAAGCCAATAATTTGAATCTACTGCATGTAAAAGAACTTCTCCATGCAAAGGTGTGGAAATTATAGGCGTACTACAAGAAATAGGAATTATCACATGTCCGTTTTGACACACTGTAGCATTTTTATCACAGGTTTGAGGTATGGTTATAACTGAATTACAGCCACATGACATGTTTATTAATTTTTAAAGATTAGATAAGATATTATTTGTAATTAATTGTGATAGGAGAATTTCCGTATCACAAGTTTTTAGTTCTATTTCAGTTTGCGGTATAGAACAAACAGTTTGCAAATTTATAGTGGGTATCACAGAGCAAGGAACTGCTGATTGTGATAACTGTATAGCTATATTACTACAAAGTTGAAATTGATTTATTTCAATATTTAAAGAGGCGCACAGATCTACTAATGGGGATATAACACTTATAAAACCACTATTTATTAACTCTTGATTTAAACAATCTATATAAGATTGGCTTGTGTACCAAGAAGTATAATCTGGGTTTGGAATTATAATGGGTTCTTTATACCTTTCAGGAGTACAATCTTTACAATGCTTTAATAATTTAGCTATTATCGAAGTTAATTTTTCTTTGTCTGAGCAAGGTAAATTAAACGCCCAAAGTAGAGTATGTAGCAAATTAAAATTATTATCACCGCAGTATTTTGTTCCGTAAATATTACTAAAATATTTGTCAAAGCCAACTTCAGCTAATTTACAATTAGCTACACTTACAATTTTTGGCATTAGATAATTTTTTTTGTAAGGCAGTAATTAATAATTTTAATTCCCCTCTTGCACACCAATCACAATTAAACTTTGCCCTAATTGCATCTAACCAAAATTTAATATTAAGATATTCTTTTGTTTGAGTTTCTAATTCTTCATTAGTACAAAGTAAATCTAAATTAGAAAGCAAGTTAGATAGAGAGCATTCTGCGGTGCATAAGTTTAAATAATCATATTGAATAATATCGCCGTTGCAATTAGTAACCTTAATACAGTAAATTCCGGTAGGTAGATTTTGGTCTATGCCTATTAGTTGAACAGCTGAAATTAAAGTTGGGGAATTAGTAGTTACAGTAAAGATTTTAATTGGATAACCAGAGATTTCGATTGAAATCTCATAGGTTTCAGGAACTTCGACCCAAGTTGAATTATCTTGATATAGCAAGTGTTTGCAATCAGGAGTAGTAATCGTATAAGCAAATTCTTTTATGCAGTTACATGCCATTTTACTTTTCCCTCCGACAGAGTCTTATTTTTTAAAGCTAAGAAATAAGTAAATTTAGAATCTCTTTTATAAACTAAATATAATTCTTTATAGTCCTTGCAAGTAAATTCTACTTGATGTTTGAGTTTAACTTCTTCTAACAGTTCCTTAGATTTTATCATAATACCGCTATTATTATATTTTAAATTTTCTAAGTATACTATTTCCTTTTTATTTAAAACTTTAATTACTTGTGAGTTCATATCTACGTATTCCTTTTATAAGATGAGTTTTATATTCAGAGATGTTGCATTGATTATTTTGGTTAAATCCTAGTAAGAATACACTTTTTTTATAAGGGCTGTATCTAACTAAAATACCAACATGATTACCTCCAGTACGTTTTAATACCACAATATCTCCGGGCTTTGCAGCTTCTAAGAAATAATCTTCTCCTCCTTGTAACCAAGAAATAGCTGCGGGTGTGCAATGTTTTATAAGATGCCCAAAACCTAATTCCTTATATACTTCCATTAAGCAAATAGAACAATTAGGAATTATATCGTCATCATTGACCATTGGGAAATATTTTTTTACCCAATTTAGAATAGTAGGAGAGTATCCTTGTCCTTCTACTTCCTTAATACCGTAGTATTTTGTTAAAATATAGTTTATGATTTCCATTCTGTTGTTTTTACAATTACTTCTTCTATTTCTTTTAGACAAGCTGTAAGCCTATCAAAGGCAGCAGTGTTAGCAGCAATGGTGGCAACCATTTGGACTTCTTGTTTTATGAAAGCAGCCTGCAACTCGTCTATTTTTTGATCACGAATTGCAAGCTGTTTCATAAAGTACCAAACAAAAAATCCTAACACCATTAATACACTGCCGTCTTTTATGACACTAGTTATTAATTGGTGTTCCATGTTACGCCATGTATTTTACTTCAATAAAGTCCCCTGTAGTTACAGAATCGATGGTAATTTGCGTTGAATTTACAATTGTATAAGTGTTAGCACCCGTTCCTTCATGTAACAAAATACCATTTTTACTTACTTGAAACCAATTTTGAAAACCTGTTCTATAAGCAGGAGTCAATGCAATAGCATGATTTGACTCTGTTACTGACGATGTTTCAGTATATTTTTTATAGTTGGTTTGTAAATAAAGTGATAGTTGATAAGGAGAAATAAAATAGTATTCTTTTGTTCCTGCAGTTGCGTCTATATTACTAACTCCTAAATCTAAAGGTGTTCCTCCAGAAACAGAAAGTGCGCTATTTGCAAATGTTAAAGTAGGTATTAAAGTTATACCATGAATCGTACCGTTTGAATAAGTAATTTCTAAAACATTCTCATTAGTTTCTACAATACTGGTTACACTAGGTGTATTATTGTCGCCACCTTCATTGCAACAATCAATACCACAGCATTTTAATATATCCCAGATAATTTTGTCTAAGGAACGGTAATGCCCATCTTGTGAAGCTCCGCCTTTTTTGACTATACCCGCATTAATAGCGTATAAATTTCTCTTTGCCATAGTTTATAAATTTTTATTGTTGGTCTTGGTCTACAGAACAAGTAATCGTAGAAATAGGACAATTCAAAGAACCTATCCAGCTATTAATAGCACCTTCAAAAGCACTACGAGTAGTAGTGTCAGTACTTGGGATAGCTACGATGGTGTGAAGTTTTGAATAATAGGTTTGTCCTGTACCGTATTCATTGTTAGAATAGATATTGTGTTGGAAGCTGTATTGGCAATAGTCTGTGCATTTAGCTGTAAGAGCAGAAGGTATTCTGCCATATTGTGCGCCATAAGGAGGCAATTGAGCTAATTGGGGTGCATAAGCACGACCGGGACCACCAATTTCTTGTGTATATTCTCTCCAACGAAGGTCTACACCTTTTCCTTCTTCTAAAACAAGATCTTGTTTTTGAACAACTGTCCAATTGTTGCAATCAAAGCCTGTTGTGGGGAAAACACGAAGTCTAGTACCACGATTGCGAATATATTCCGCAGGAGGGAAGCAACCACATTCTTGAGGGAAGATTTTACCAATAAAGCGGATACCACAAGTATATCTTTTTATAGTTGTTCCAGCATCACCACAATCAGTACAATTTGTAGGAACATTAATAGTAAGAGGTTGTTCTGTTGTTAAAGCAACACCAGTACAAGTACCTTCAAAGTCATAATCCTCGATTGTAGCACAAGAATTTAATGTTATTTCAAAACAAGAATCTGTGCATTTTTGGATTACATGAAATTTACCGGGAATATTATTTGTTACTAAACCTGCATTTAATTGGTTTTCCAACAATTTAACTTGACCGGGCAACATTGTGTTAGGGTCATTTGGATTTACAACTGTTGTATTAATTGTGTAAGTCGTTGAATTATATTCCAATTCTACGCTATTTAATTTACAAAGAGCAGAAGTTCCACAAGAACCAGAAACACAAGGCAAAGTAAGATGCGAAATTGTAGGATATAACCTCTCTACAATGAAATCAAATTCTCTTTTAACTAAAAGGCTTTGGCTATCAGAGTTAGTTTGATTAATTTGGTCAATGATTTTACAAACAATTTCATTACAGTTATGGTCTGTAGTGCAAGTTTCGCAACCACAGCAATCTGTAATCACATTAAAGGGATAAGTAGGGAGATGTTGGTCAGCGAAATAAGGAGCTTGACGAGTGCTTTCTACTTGAACTTTAATACCATATTCTGCTTCACATGTAGTGCAGTCAAAAAGGAAATCCCATATTTCAGGGCAACCACCACGAGGAGGTTCAGCTGAAGCTACAATGCTATTACAGCCTTTAAAATCACCTGCTGATTTACGAACTTCTTCTGCAACACCATCACCATTAGTATCATAACCAACAGCTAAGTAAACATCAGTAGGATTAATAAAAGTATTGACAGCAATATGAGTTTTAGAATTAAAAATACCTAATTGTCCGGGAAGTATATTTACCGAACCATCGGTGTTATAAAGTTTTGTGCCAGCAGCTACAAGACCATAGTTGTTGGCAGCAATTAAATAATTTTCTCTATTAGAGTACATAATTTTGTATAAGTTTGTTAAGTTTTAACTGATAACTTGAATCAGTAGTGTCAATAGAAACTAATAAAGTTGCTATATCTGTAATGATGTTATCCTGATTTCTATTACTTAAAATTAAATTTTGTTGTTGTGCAGCAGTTCCGTCAGGTAAATTATAAGAGCCGTTACGACTATTAATAGGATTACCTAATCGAGGGTGTCTTGACACATAAGTAAGATTAACTGCATCTATTAAAAATTCATCGTTAGTCCAAACAACTATTTCTTTTCCTTTTAATTGATAACCAGTTTCTTTCCAAGCTAAGGAGGGTTTATAATTTATGTCTGTTAAAAAAGAATTTAAATCATCATATTGAACGGGGTAATTAGAGATTATTTCTGAGCAACCATTTACAGTACTGTAGGATCTTAAATGTCTGTAATAATCATCTGGAAGTTGTGCTGTGAATTTCTTCTCTGCATTAGTCCCTGATAATTCCACTACTTTCACCAATTCCCCAATAAACTCTGTTTTGTTTTGGTCTAATTCCGCAACCTTTAATATTTGTTCAATAAAAACAAAAAGTGCTTGATTTAAATACTCATCTATTTGCTCAACAAAAAAATTAATATTTTGTAAGCTATCGACTTTATTTACTTTTTGTTTAAAAAGATAATGTAATTGATTAATATCTATCATTTCTTAAATTCTACTTCTTCTTTAAGAGCTACATAAACTGCTGAATTTTCTGGTTTTTTCAAGAATTGAACAGTAGCTTCTGTGCTGTCTGCCAATTTATTTCCTGCATAAAACCACTTTTCTCCAGTTTTTCTTACAATCCCACGTTGTAATGCCTTACCCATTAAAGCTCTAATCTCTAATTCTTCTTTTGAAGATGTGGCTAAAACGAGGAATTTTTCTTTATTACTCATTTTTCCAAGATGTTTAGGCTCTTTTATTTTTGACATTAACAATGCTTCGAGAGCTTCAGGTGCAGTAGTATCTGAAATTGCAATTGCTTTGTCATTAAAAGCAAATAAGATATTACGCATCATTGAAGGTGTTAATCTTTCTTTATCTGTTCCTGTAAAGAATTTCCATACGGTCTTTTCATTGAGATACCCTCTTTCCTTATCCGCTGCTTCTAATTCTTTGTCTATGATAACCCATTTAACACTTGCTACATTTGTCTTGTCTGATTCAGATTTAGCAACAAAAGGGTAAGTTTTAAATCCTGACAACAATAATTTTTCCAATGGATTTTTAGTATTAAATGTGGTTATATCATCTGTTATTTTTATCCTCAGTCTGGAATGGTTAAAGAAAGGATCTTCTCTGTGATTCAAATCAAAGGTAGTAATAGCCTTTCCTTTATCTTCTCCATCTTCATAGGATAATTTACATTTTTTAGCCAATTCGATAATTTCACCATCAGGTAAATCGAATAAAAACCTATGCTCGTCAAAAGACCAATTCATAGGATAAGTTTTTGTTGTTTCGGGGAAATTAGTATATCCCTTTACATCAGGATTGTGCCAAAATTTAGACACATTTGCTGCTTTTACGTGAACAATTGTAGCCATGTTTTATAGATTAATAGTGCATATTAAAGATTAGTTCGCCTGTTAATTTGGGGTCAGTTAATTGGATACCACATTTTTTAGTTCTGATTACTTCGTAGTAATCTCCGCTATGTGACATCAATTCGTTGCTAGCTGGACCATAAGGACTGAAAGTACCAGCAACATAGCCGTAGCTTTCACCTTTTTCGCGTTCTACAAACATCAAATTATCATTTGTGATACCTTCACCTAAACCTAAATTCAAGAAAGTGAATCTTTGGCTTTCTGTGGGACGACCAGTTTCTGGATTAATTTCTGTTTGTTTTTCTAAGTCATCATAAAGAGGGAAGTGCATAACACTTAATTGACCCCACATCATGTTGTATGTTTTGTAGTAGTTACCATAGGTAAGAGTTCCGCCTTGGCTTCTGTTAGCTTTTTTACCATCATCGTCAATGAAGAAAGAAGAAGTATCTGAGAATTGACCGTTTGCTATGTTAGCAATTGCATCATTCCACATTTGGCAACCTACTTGACCAGACAACATTACAATGTTACGGTTTTTAAATTCTACACGATTGAAGAAAATATCGGCTAAGAAATCTTCTACTAATTTTACAGAGAATTTATTATAGTAATGTATATTACCTTCTTCCATCAATTCTTGAAGACCGGGACCTTGGCGTACCATACTTCCTGTTTGCTCATCAATAACACGACGAGAAGAGCGAGAATACATTAGTAAGTTTTCTATGTCTTGTTTCCATTGATATTCAAAGATAGCATCTTGCTCATAAGTCCAATAGTTACCTTTTTTATTAGGATCAAGAGTAGCATAACCATTTGAGTTCATAGAAGGTGTACCCATAACCAAACGTGTAGATGCAGCATCACCTGTAACTTTATAACGTTTTGCTATGTGTGACAACCAAGATTGCATAATGAAGTAAGGCAAGTTATTATTTTGTGTAGAACCTGCACCAATACGACCTTCACCATAAGAAGAGAATAATTTTTTCCATTGTTCACCTACCTTTACGAATTTTTTAGGTAGGAACATAGTAGGATCATCAGTAATTAATTGAACTGTATAAATCCAACCATCACCGTCCATTATGGGATCTTCTTGAATACGTACTTGGAATTGTTTAGGACCACGGGGATATAAAATATCACCTGTTACGTAGTAGTCACAATCCAATTTGATTTTAAATTTAGTAAGTTGAATACCCATAACATCGTTATCAAGTTCAACATCTTCTAATACAACAGCAGGACGACAGTTTAAACCATAAAGTTTCCATGTCCATTCATTTTTATCTATTGTAATAGTACGACCTTTTCCCTTTGTAAAGTCAGTAATAGGTGTAGTACCACGAGTAAGAGATTTACTTGTAGCTACATATTGTACTGCTTTTTGTGCTAGTTCCGCTGGCTTAATATAACCATTGTAATATAAGTGATTTTCTCTTGTATAGTTAGCCCAAGTTAGATTACCATCTTGTCTAGCAATTTGAAATTTTGAGATTTTGTTTTGCATAATTAATATTCGTCAATTATTGTTGTCGAGGATTTCTTTGAATAGTGTCCTCTTAGTTTATCTTTTAAATCAGAAACAGATTTCTCTCTTACTTCTCTCTGTTCCTGCGGCGTTAATTTAAATCCTTTTTGGTGCATGTATGCTATTAACATTTCATACTCCAATCTTTTTTTAGGGTCTTTATTAATATCTAACAAGTCTTTTTCATAGGCTGTAATTTTGTAAACCTTGTTATCATTTTTATATGTGTAAGCCCTATCGAAGTAATATTTTTCAAATTCTTTTGGCTTTTCAATAATTTGACCCAATACATTTTTAGAAGCCAAGATATTCCTTTTTGTGAGCATCTCTTGTTTATACTGTTCTTGTCTAGCTCTATAAAGAGCTTCTTGATTTTGTTTCAATTCCTCCTCTGATTTTTCAGCAGCACTTCTGAAATAATCTCTTGCAGCATTTGCCTCTTCTTTCAATTCATCGCTATCTATTGCCTGTCTAATAGTCTTAGATATTTTTTGGTCTGAAAAGTTAGTAGTGCTTCTTAAATAAGCAGCATAAATTTGTTCATTTGAATATTTATTAAGGTCTGACAATTGAGAAAGATTAGTAATATACTCATCTAACGAACCACCTTCGGAAATGTATTTAATTAATCCCGAAAGTTTTGGGTCTTCAATTCCCAACTCCTCTAAAAATTCATTTTTAATTTGCTCTTTTAAAGTTACTTTAAAATCCTCTGCGTCATCGCCCTCATACTCAAAGCCAAGTTCAGAAGCAAGAGTTTTAAAAGGATTAAAACTTTCTTCATCTTCTTCTGTACTTGTATCCGGTTGATTTTTTTGAGGTTTTTCCACAATTTCCTCATCAGATTCCTCAACTTCGAGGTTATCCAAAGGATCAATAAACTCGTCTTCTAAAAATTTCCATTGTTCCATAATACAAATATAATATAAAAATTAGTGTTTGATATTTTTTTTTTAAATTTTTGCCTTATTTGGCGGATTTTTGTTTACTTTTTTGTAAATCTGCGGCAATTTTCTCTCTTTCTACCTGTCTATCAGCTTCTTCTGATTTATTATTTTCCATTAGTTCTTCTTTCCTTAAATCTAATTCTCTAAGTTTAATTTCAAATTCCTTATTAAACTTCTCCATCTGTAACATATCTGGAATCATATCCTTATTAACATCGGCATCACGCACATAACCCATACTTCTAATCATAGCAATTCTCAATTCATTTTCTCTGTCTAATTGTCTTTGTTCCAATTCAACTTGAAGAGCAGCTTGTTTTAATTCCTGTTCAGACTGTTGTGCAGCTTGTCTTTGTTTTTCAATAGACTCGTATTTTTCATGAATTAATTCATCAAGGGCAGCAGGATTTTTAGTTCTAAGGGCTGTTGATATTAATCTTAAATCCCCATCTGAGTTCTGAATTAAGGCACTTAAATTAGCTCTTAAAGATTGAACCATATTGTAGTCTTCCACAGAATTACTGAGGAATACGCCAAAATCTTCCAAAGATAAATTCTCTGTATTCATATCTAAGAGGTCAATAGAGCCATCATCTAATACATAAGCAGTTTTCTGCGGATTACCTTTATAAGCCTGTAATGCCTCATTTATTAAGCCTGTAAGAACTCTTTCTTTAACTTGATTATGAAGAGAAAATAAAGGTTCAGTAATGTTGGCAGATTGTATTAGTTTTTGCTGATTGTTCCCAACACTTTCAGAAACAGAGGCACTACCTATCCTATTAACATTTGTACCTATGGATTTATAACATTGTTCTTGACAATAACTTAAAAGATTTAAGTACTTACTAATATCACTGTTGTTAGACACATTGATAGATTTCCAATATTGTGGGTCAGAACCAGCATTTAATCCATCTTGTGTAGGGTCAATTAAAGCTACCTTTGTAGCTTTTAAAAAGGCTAACCATTTTTCTGGTGTCCAATTCTTAGGAATAGATTTTTGCAAGGTTATCATGACATTTCCTAAATCTGAACCAATAGCTTCCTCTAATCTATAAAAGGCTACATCAAACATATAATTCCAAGCCTTTGCTCTATCCAAAAGAGAAACTGGAACACTATTTCTACTTTCATAAATTGCTCCGTAATAAGGCAATTTTGCAGAAAAGGGATTTTGTAGACTAGTATATTGATTCTTAACTGGACCCATATTTACATATATATCCGTACCAATTCTAGTACCTTCCCAAACTTCTGGTATGTAAGCAACTGTCTCCTCAATATCAAGTTCTGGATTAAACTTATAAGTTTCATCAACTAAAAATTCTTTTGGTCCTTCGGGTGTATTGGTTAATATAAATTTAATCTTTTTTAAAGTTTTGAAAACAGTATGAACTACTCTCAAATATTTATGATAAGTCGAAACATCATAAACAGTACCAAAACTTTCTATCAATTCGCCATTAAATAAAGATTGTCCTTTATCAAGATTATAAAGATCATCATTAATATACTCATCAAGAGCTTTCCTATCCTTTTCAGTAAAGTATTCACCATATTGTTTATAAATATCTGTAATAGTTAAGTAATGTTCATAAGAAGCCCATTCACCATCTTCTATAAAAATATTTTCTTCCGACGAATCAAAGATAAAATTCTTTGGGTTTATCAACTTCACTGTGGGGTGTCCATTTTCTGTTGTTACATAATAGACTTCCTGTGCGCCAATAGTCACATCTTTCCAACCTAAATTAAATTTCCTATTCAGGTATTCTTTTTTGCTTAACCAATTCAAGAGTCTTTGAGCCTGAGTTTCTTCAGGAGATTTATATTTCTTTGTCATCAATTTCTCTATTTCCTCTGGTGTATTCTCTTTTAAGAACTGCTCTCTTTGTTCAGGGGGAACTTGTTCAGCCTGCTCCATAATAGGGGCTATCGCCTTCATATAAATATATTGCTGCAATAACTTTGCCTTTTCCTCTCTCTTCCTAATAACAGCATCAGCGTTAATAGCCACCACTATTGGTTCAAAAGGTCTTCTCTCCTCTTCCCCAACAATTTCTCTTAAAGGCTCTGACATTATATCAAAGTGTTTAAAAGTTGCATTTTTTAATTCTGTTTCAAAACCAAACTGCTTAAAAAGATAAGCATAGTCTTTTTCTTCATATTGACCATTGTATAAATTATAATTAATTTCCAATTGTTTCTTTCTCTCATTGTAACTAAGATGATGTCTCGAGTAATAATCTATTTTATTTCTTACCCATTCATAATTATTAGCTATTTTTGCAGCATAAGAAATCCTATCCTTCAAGTAAGGAGTACTCTTATTATAATTTTTAGAAAACTCGTTTAAAATTTGTGTTTGCATTATTTAAAATATTTTGCAAAAAATACAGAAAACCTATCTTCCTGCTCTTCTCCATTAACATTAATAACTTCTTGAAAAGTTTCTTGAATCCATATCATTAATAAAAGTAAAGAAGAAACACGGTCAAAATTCCCTGTTCTGTTATATATTCTAAGTTCTTCTAAAAGAGCTTTATCATAAATCCTATTTATATTTTTAACAACCTTTACAACATTGCCCTCTTCGTCCCTTACTAATTCTTGTTCTTTTAAAAGCCAATCAGCCAAGTATTGTTCTGCTTGAATTTTTAAAGCAGAATTTCCCTTCATCATAACCCCATAGGAGTATCTAAATTTTGCATTTGCGTTAAATTTATTTATCATCACCACAGGAGTTTTAGCCAATAAATTTAACCTCTTTCTTTGCAAACAATACTTATAAAAGCCGGGTAAGTCCATCTCCACCATTATCTTAGCATTATAATATAACGCCAATTTTAAGGCTATCTCATGTATCTGGTCAGTATTTCTCAATCTCCCAACATACGAAGCTACCAAACTATCTTTCATATCCTGATACGTATTTATAGCCTTATATACATATATTGCAGCTAAGGAGATGCCTTGATCCATCTTATCTATATTCTCATCTCTCACAGGGTCATAAACTATTTTATAAAGGTTTTCAGGAATATATTCAGGAGGGTGTTCATATATAACAATAGAGCCTGTAAGGTCTGCACCCTTTTCTAAGGGAAATTTATTAATAGGTATTGCATTTTCATCTGTATTGAATTTTAAGCCCTCTTCTGTATAAACTAAATCTCCAACGGAAGTAAACTTTTGTATCTTTTTCTCATTAGCTATTACCCATTTTAATTGTTCATTTATCTCAATTAAAGGGAATATACTTCCCTTATTATTCATAAATATCTCTGATGGCACAACAGGATAGTTCATTCTTTCCTGTTCTAATGCCTTATATTTTAATTTTTTTCTTGTATTCTTAATAACTTCATTTACAATATCCCATTTAGTATTTCCATTCTTGTCCTTGTATTCCCTAAACATATAATGCACAGGTATAAACAATCCAATATCACCTGTATTTTCAAATATATCATACATCGAAAAGAAGTTATATTCCTTTGGATTCCTAAAAATAGGTTCGAGTTGTTGAGCCTTTTCTATATTACCACCTGTTCCAATACCTATTAAAGAACCAAACTTTTGATTACCTACCTTTAATACAGGATTAGTCGCACCAAGAACTTCATCTAAATTAGCTTCTAATAAACCTATCTCTTCTATAATGGCTAATGTAGCCCTATAAGCCGCAGGAGATTGAGGATTGGCAACAGTAATAACCTCATGAACAATCTTGCTCTTAGTTCCCTTACTGACCCAATCTCCGTTCTCTTTTACCTTGTAAATGTGTTGTCTTATATTTCCCGGTTTATTTACCCCTGTAAGTTCCTTATAAAAAGGAGAAACTGTTCTTGAATCCCCATCTCCATAACTTCCCGGTAAATTCGCTATGGCATCGTCCATAGCAACCAACAGGTTTGTTGATTTATCTCCTTTATAAGCACCTACAAATATAGTTATACTTGCAGGATTATTAATAGTTTTTTCATTATATACCTTAGCACCATCAAAAAGAATTTCCGCTGTAATAATACCAGCTCCTACTGAGTATGTTTTACCAATACCACGACTACTGAGCCATAAAAGATTAAGGGCTTGATTATTAAACAAAGCCCTACCTAATGGTTTAGAATGTGTTCTTTTTAAATATTCCCAAGGTTCTACAAAAGTTTTATTTGGGTCTCTTCTTTCAGGCTCAATGATACAAGTAAATTCTTCATCTTTTTCAAAGCCTGAAAAACCTCTACAAACTAAAAAGACAGTAAAGAAAATCCATTCTACATCATCTACACGAGGTCTCGATATAACTGTACTTTTAGTTTCTGCATCTACTACCTTAATAGTACTTAAATTTCCATAAAAATATAAATACCCCGGCATATATCTATAAGCCACTTCTCCATCTTTTGGATAGTCTTCTGCCCAGAAGCCTTCAATACACCTCTTCTTTTGCTCCCTCCAATAAGATATATAATCTTGACTAGCAGGGTGATAGTTGGGGTGGTCAGTTAAAAAGTTTTTAAGGTTGTATATTTCTGGAAATAGCATTAAATTAATTTCTTTTCTGCAGCACTTTCTACTCTATTACCTCTTGTTTGAGATTCTAAGGATTCTTCCTTTTCCACTATCAGTTTTATTTTCTCAAATTCGTCCCATATAGCTTTTGTTCCCTTTATCATTTTATCCTTGTGTTCAGCATTACCTGAATTGTAGGGAACACTTTCTATATACTTTCTTCTTTCTTCTAATTGCTTATAATAAAAAGCCAATTCTTTCTTTGCTCTTGAAACTAATATTTTCTCTGAGTATTCATCTTCCAATTTAGATAATTCATTTATCCTTTTTTTATCAATCTTTAAAGTAGCGATAATTTCTTTTTCCTTATCCTTCCTATCTAACATAGAGAGCAAAGGATTTGCTTTTGTGGGATTAAATAAAAGAAATAAAACCCACATCTCCTCAGATGTGAGTTTATTAAAAGATGAAAAGATTTTATGGTTTGGAAAAGTTGCCCAATAATCAGAGAAAATATTCATTGTATTTTAAGCAATTTATTAACCGTTGCACCAACAGTCAAAACTTGTTGTGTATTATCTGTAAAAGTTACTGTTATAGTTTTTGAAACATTGGCAGTTTGTCCTTTAATACCGCTGAAATTCTTATCTATTGTTAATACTCCAGAAACTATATTTCCTTTTGTCACAGTACTTGTGCAAGAACAAGAAGCTGCAGCACTTTTCAAAGTTTTCTTTCCTAAATAAGTGAAAGAATATTCTTGTTTAGAACCCGGCGCAACATTTGTAAAAGAAATACCTGTGCGATTCCATTCAGCTTCTTGATGTTGCAGAGGAGTAATATCTACAACAGAATTTCCCTTATTGGGTACAGCATTAATTATTGGTTTTAAGATCGTCATAAATACTTTTTAAATTTTTTTGGTTTGTCCACTCATCTTTATTTACTAAGGGTGGATAACAAGGCGGATTATTTTCACAAGGTTTATCAGCATAAAATAATTCTGGAATTTTGCACTTACAAATCTTGCATTGTCCTTGCTCTAAACATTCAGGACTTCTTTCAGCTACTAATAATTTTCTCTCTTCAACTTGTTCATGAATATGCTCTAACTTATTCTGAAAGAATTTAATCATGAAACTCCTAATATATCCTTCTACAAAGGATTTAATATTCTTTGGTGTAATATCTTTAATTGAAATCATCTTCATTTATATTTAAAAGTTTACCTGCAATGCAACTATCAGGCAAAAGAAATAAAAGATTTTTACCTTGCTCTGCTGGATTTACTTTATTAAGAGAAAAGAAATAAGGCAATAATTTTCCAAGTGGTCTAAAAGATTTAGGTTCTCCTGTCGAAGGAGAAAACCCTTTTGAAAAATCGGGTTCTTCCTCTAACCATTCATCTTGCAAGCAAACAAAGTCTCCTTCTTTAAGATGAAGAAATAAATCTGATTGTGGCGAAATAGCTAAAATCTTACATACATTAAAAACTTCCTTAGTTATTAAAGAGTCATTAATATTAACTCCATCAGGAGTTATCAGATTCGGATTGTATTTCTGACGAAATGCTAGTTGTAGTAATATCCTCTTCCCTAATGGTTGGAATTTGTGGCTCTGTGGTTCTAGAAACATTATTTTTTTTTAAAGTGCTGTGTGAAATTAAATCTTCTGATTTTACAGGTATTCTATACCTTAACAATTCTTTCAATAGTTTGGATTCCATTCTTCTATTTTTTGTAAATAAGTAGTCCTTAACCATTCTATGTATATCTAATCTAAAAACTCCTAAATTAGGAACATTAATTAATCTGGGTATCCTAGTTCCATTTTCTTCTTTAAGGATTGTCCAATAGTCTGTTACTATTTCATTTGCCGTGACCCCAAATCTTTCCAATTCTTCCTTAAACTCTTTTTCCAATTCTGCAATTACGTCACTGTGTTGAATCATTCCTAATAACCCATTCTACATTTAAGTTATACTTTGTTGTTCCACTCGGTATATTCAATATTGGATTAATAATCCATTTAGATCCTTTTGGAATAAAGACCTGTTTATTTCTCAATTTCCTATTGTACTCATTCAATACCTCCATAGTTTTAAATTTTGCAGCTTGTTTAACAAAAGTCTTATTACTATGACAAAATAAATCGTCTTGATTCGGAGAAAGTAAATACTGCACTAATACCTCCCTTTCCTTCTCTGTTAAAGGTTGAGGAAGAAAAGATTGAAGAAGAAGAATGTTTAATTCAAAACTTTGCTTTCTTGAAAAACTTACCTCCGAAGTATTCGGGTATTTCCTTTTTAGAATCATTTTCCTGTGCTTCCAAAGCCTCCATTGCGATTTGTTGATGTTAAAGATGAATGTTCCGAAAGAGTAATATCTAAAATAGGCAAAACAAAGAATTGACAACATCTATCCCCTATATTATAAGGGATTGAATTATCTTCTTTTTGCACAATTTCTCCTATCAACTGTTCTGACCACTTATTCAAAGGTCTCATTACAAAATGCCAAATACCTCTATAATCCGTATCAATAACACCAACACAATTTGCTTGTATCCCGCTAGTTTTCACAATTGAAGACCTTGAAGTTACTAAGGCAAAATAACCTTCTGGCAACTCCATAGAAAACCCTAAGTTATACCACAAACTACCATCAGAAAAAAAGTAATCAGCTACATAACAGTCAAAACCAGCAGAGCCTTGCGTTGCCTTTGTAGGCATCTTAAAATTTTTGTGCTCCTTTTTTATCTTTAAATCCATACTACAAAGATACAACAAATTTAGTGATAGCGCAATATTTTTAGAAAAAAATTTTTTTTATTTTTTTATCATAACTAAATTAGTGTTTAATAGAAAAAAAATTTGCTTTTTTCAGAAAAATAGACTTTTTTTTAAATACTATTATAATAATATAATACTAGTATTATATTATTTATTAAGAGGATTTTGTATTTGTATTAGAGACACTTTCTTTCTTTTTCTTTTTGCTTCTTTTTCTTTTTCTTTCTTTAAACATTTTTTGGCGTAAACATTTTT